CAATAAGATTTTGCAGTCGCTCGCAGTATTGGTTGAAACGATATTCTTGAATCAGTGCTGTGCCTACTTTGCCATCGCTCATTGCACGATCTGAATCATCAGGACCTGTGGGCAAATAGCTAGATGGCACACGTAGACCGCGAGCCATTTTGTTGTTGAAGTACTTTAAGTCGTCAATTTCGCCCAAGTTCTGACCGCCAGGCAATGTCTCAACTGAGCTGCCTCGGCCGTCTTGCCCTTGTGGGAAGAAGTAGTCTTCTCCCACACTTAGTGGATTGTAGCTGGCATCCATCATGTTGGCACCGCCACCTGTCACAGTGGGAATTCTGCGCTGGTGCATTTCGTTTTTAACACGCTCAACAAACTGCATAGCAAGGTGTGAGGGCATGTTACCAACGTCAATCTTGAAGATTCTACGTTCTGGGGCACGCTGCACGCGATAGATCAGGATACTGTCTTCCAGCAGTTCTTTCTGCTTGAATACTTTCCAGATGTTTTCCAAGATTGACTTACCAAAAGGCCAAAATGTGTCCAGTCCTTCGTTTAAACTCAAATGTACCACGTGCTTGGCATCCAAGCAAGTCTCGTTCATGGCAGTCATGAAACGACTGTTGCCCACACCGCCACCTGAGCCACCATTGGGCATGGTGTAGTTGGTGTTGCCAGACACAGATCCTGTGGTAGGGTTTGTCATGTAGTCTGTGGTTGTTTTTGCTGCCACAGTCATGTTCTGAAAATTGGGGTTGATGTCGCGAATTACGTATTGTTCAGGACGTTTGCCTTCGCTTTCGTTGACAATAACTCTGGCAACTTTGCTCATGTCAACCCAGTATAGTTCAAATGTTTCTGGGTCTCGCACAAACACTTGATCACCGTATTTCACAGTGTTGCGGAACAGTTTGAATATACGCTGATCCAGCTGGTTCATTTTGACCCATTGCTTCAGCTGCTTGCGGATAATATCTATTTCGTGATCAGTGGGATCTTCGTTGTAGTTAACGTCAAACGGTGTTTGATTTTGCTCATTGAGCTGTGTAGAGAACTCAGCAATAATGTCTAAACAGGCATTGATTTCACTGTCCATGTCCATGTTTTCATACTGATTATAACGTTCAACACGGTTGGGGTGACCTGAGTAAACCTCAGGCAGCCGGCTGGCATAGTTACGGAATGTAAAAAGATCAGTGTTGCTAGTGCTACCGTCGTTTTTTGCATAGCCTGGCAAGCCAAACTGATTCTTGCCAGAGATAGGGCTCATTACACCCGAAGTGTCTGCCACTTTAAAATACTTACGCCAACCTTGTTGTTTGTCTGCCATGGTGTGTTATTTACCGTTAGTTCTGCGCAACACGCAGCATCTGATCTTGAATTGAAGAACTGTTTTTGGTAGCAGATTCTATGCCACGCAAAATTTCCAATGCTTCTTCATTGAGCACAGATTGCTGATTGTTTCGCATGCTGTTGACCATTTGATTCAACGATGATTTGAATTCATCTGTGATACGTCCCAGAGCTTCAGCAATACTGTCTGTTCCAGTGAAGCTCACTGGTATGTTGCCATTTTTCAGTGGAACTACAGCTTCGTCTTGGCCAGCTTCTCCAGCCCAGACCATGGTGCCCCCAAGTTTTTCTCTCACAATGCCGCCTTCGGCAGCAGCATAAATTTTACCTGGTTTGAATCCTTCAAATTTTTCAATGGCCGCCAACATTGAATCACGTTGATTTTGAGACATTTCTGCTAGCTTGGTTGTGGCACTGGCACCAGTGGCTTGTAATATGCTTTGCAAATAACTTTCAGTGGGGTTATTGTCGCTTGGGGGTGCATACTTGTACATAGCGCCACGTAGATCAAGATTTCCATACACAGTGTTGCCGCTGAACAGCAAGTTTTCTTTGGCCCTGCGACCATCTGCTAGTGTTGAAAACACAGCAAATTTTCCGCTAGGGCCTGCATCTCCTTCACCTACCACACCACCTTGTCCCTTGGTCCAAGAAGTCATTCTCAAATTGCCTGGATTATTCATTCTCCAGTTGGCAGCACCTTGACGTTTTTGTTTTTGACCATCTGTTGTGGCCACTGTAATTTCCCCTGGGCGGCTGTCTACAATACTAGCAATTGGAGCTTCGCCTACTGTTTTTCCTGCACCACTAGACGGTGCACCGCCTGACTGTTCTGGCGATGATGTTTTACCATCAGCGCCTGCAGCGGGTTGTGCAGCCGATGTAGGCCCTGATGATGGATATGTAGAAGATGAAGCTTTGCTGCTAGCAGAAAAGCTATCTTTTGCAGCTTGTAATGCAGCCTTTGCGCCAATGCCGCTGCGTCTTGCAGCAATATAGGCTTGACTGCTCTGCAACTGTGCCAATGTTGGTTCTGCAATTACATCCTTAGGATTTAACAACTGTTGTGTGCCTTTTGCTATAGCGCCACTGGTACCAGAACCACTGGTCACACTAGTTGTAGGAATAGGTGTGGTGGTGCCAACTGAAGTGGTGCCAACTGATTTTTTTCCTGTTCGAAGGTCTTGCAACGCTTGCTCAGCAGCTTTTCTCTCAGCTACTGCTGCGGCAAACTTTTCTTTTGCTGCTTTTAACTCTTCATTTTTTATTTTTTGGTCTTCTGCGGTGCCCTTTTCTTCTGCTAGTTCTACAGCAGTACGAGCATTCATTAAGTTTTCGTAAGCTTCTGATACTTTTTCTTGACGTTGCTGTACTAGTCGTTCGGCATCATAGTCTTTGGCTAGACTATCTGAGCCTTTGAACATCTTGGTAGTTTTTTCGATCACACGACCAAAAAACTCAGTGGCTTTAGTAGCTGGAGTCACACCTCGACGCACAAAGTCCTGCATGTTTTGCATGGCATCAACTTGAGTCAACCTCAGTTTGGCTTGTGTATTAACTTCGTCATCCAGTGCAGTTCCGCCAAACAATGCTTGTTCTTCTTGAGCTTTAGTAGCTTTGGCCAACGATTTTTCAAAACCACGGGTACCGGCTGCGACAAAACTAATTGCCCCAGCTAAGTCGCCTGCAAAGTTAGCAACATTACCTAACCTGCCCATCGACACCCCTTGGGAGTTAATAAAATTATCAGTAGCTTTTGCCAGTCTATCCAACGCTTGTACGTCGGTGATCAATCCTTCTTTGAGTTCTTGTTGAACTCGCAAAGATTCGCCAGCTGTTAATCTGTATAATTTTTGAGCTGCTTCAGTTCGCAGTGTTTCGTCTAGTAATCCTTCGCCAAACTCTTTGCTATGTTGACTTAAAACTACAAAAGTGTTTTCTAAATTCTTAGCTGCTTGTATAGATTTTTCGTCGCCGCGATTCCTTAACTCCAGCAAGGTAGCTGCAAAAGTTTCTTTGTTACGAGCTGACATTTTTAGGTCTTCTTGCTCTTTGGCATTTAACCCAGTGAGCTTGGTCAGTCTATCTTGTTCGTAAATGTATTTTCTTGCACTTTCTGCCAGATCAACGACACTCTTGTTTTGTGTAAGACCCACTCGACTTTGCAGTCTGATGTAGGACATGGTGGCTTCATTTTGTGCTTTTTGTGAAATGCCGGCCTGTTCCATTCCCAGTCGGAACGGCTTCATTTCATGTGCCATTTTAGCAAATTCTTTGCGACCGTCAAACACTGTGCCTCTAAACGAAGCTAGACTCTGAGCACTAGATGCTATTAAATTTACAAATTCGTCTAAATCTTGAATTCCTCCACCCAGACGTTTTACATCGTTGTAGAGACCTTGCAGTCCATCTTGCGCTGCTGCACCCGCCTGAGCCATGCCACGGTATGCTTCGAATAACTTGTCGCTTTGCTCGTTGGCAGCTTTAACATACTTGGCACCAGCGCCTACCGCAGCAGTAAGACCAGCAGCCAATAGAGTAATTGGGCCACCTATTAGCGCCAGGGCACCTGTTAAGATCATCAGTGCATCGGCTGTTTTATCTATGGCGCCATCAAATGCTTTGAGACCTTTTTGGCCTTGATACATAGCGCCGGCAGCTGATGTAAATGCACCAGCCATGGAACCAGCAGCTTTACCA